AACTACACTCCAAACAATCAGTTCTCCACGTTTGCTTCTGCCAATGGAACTCCTGGTGGTGCTGCCACTCAGATTCAATTGAGTTTGACCTTCAAAGAACTTGCTATTCTTACCAAAGACCAAATAATGGACGGTTTCTAATGTACTTCTCAAAAATACCCAATGTATACGCACCATACACTATTGGTGGTGTGGAACAATATATTCAGATCAAGGATATCACAGTCAATGTTAGGTTTGTGTCTGAGTTTCTATCCAATATCACAGTGTATGATTTGTATGATATCAGAGATGGAGAGACACCTGAGATACTGGCAGAGAATTTCTATGGTACACCAACCTATCATTGGGCAATTATGCTGGCAAATGATAGGTATGACTATATCAATGACTTTCCCATAGCATCCAATGTGTTTGAAGATTATGTCAGAAGCAAGTATGGTGAGTCTCATCTGAATGATGTTCACCACTATGAAACTGCCACTGGACTAACCGTGGATTCAGATTGGGTTGGTAGACTTGAGGTATCAAACTATACATACGAAGACAGACTGAACGAAAGTAAACGCACAATCAAGGTTATATCTCAGGGTATCATAGAGCAGGTCGCAATCGAATATACGAAAGCATTGGCATGAAATCAGAAGTCTTAGCATCTGCCGGTGACGTACTACTTGAGGAAGCAACTCTAATCTCGATGGTATCTGGACGAAGTATGGATGTTACTAATCAGATCATTGGAGTTCATATATTTGAGGATCTGTTTTCGCCATTCATTAGTGGTAATCTGATTCTCAAGGAATCGCTGGATATTCTGAATAACCTACCATTGATGGGTCAGGAATATCTTCAGTTGAAAATACGCACTCCAACAATGGAAGACAAGGATGCCATTCAAGGGTTGTTCTATGTGTATAACATAACTGATAGAGCATTTGTGGCAGAACGCAACGTCGTATATAAACTGAACTTTGTATCATATTTTGCTCTCACCGATTCTAACATCAAACTCAGTAAACCATTCGAGGGTAAGATCTCGGATATCGCCAAGACCATATTGACAAACTGGGTGGGTGAAGCAAGCATTGGCGAAATTGAAACTACACGAAATGCCACTAAGTATGTGTCCAACTATTGGCCACCAGCGAAAAATCTAAACTATATCACCAACCAAGCGATTAGCACTACATCATCGCCATCATACCTATTCTACCAAGACAGACGGGGATTCAACTTCAAAAGTCTCAGTAGTTTATATGCGCAAACCTTTGATGGTCCAGTAGAAAATATGGGTACTCTATACCCAAAGTTCAACTTCAATATGAAGGGTCGTGATATATCTCCATCCGGTGATGCGTCTAGAAATATACAGAGAGACTACTCTAGAATGACGTCTATTGACTTTCCGACTGGATTCGATACTCTGAACAAACTAAGTAGAGGTACATATGCTTCTACTTTACATACGCATGATCTGGTCACTAAGCAATATAAGGAACGCAAATTCAACTATCAGGATAACTTCAAAGATACTCAGCATCTGAACAAGTTTCCCATAACAGCAAAGTCCACCAGTTTTACCTTTGGACCTGCATCAGCAATTCTGGTGGATGAAATTCACTTTGGCGTATACAATGGATATGGTGATATATCCAATAGTGATATTATGCAGGAACGATTGAGTCTATTGAATATGGCAGATGCAATGAAGGTTACAGTGGTTGTGCCTGGTCGTACTGATTACACTGTTGGTCAGAAGGTATTTCTTGAGATCATTCAACCAGAACCACTGGACAATATAGATACAGTGGAAGCAGAAGAGGATAAGTTGTTCTCGGGATATTACTTGATCGGTGCTATCAACCACAATATAAATAGAGAAAAGCATGAGTGTACGATGGAACTCATCAAGGACAGTTTGTTGAAGACTGCTGATCAAAAATAAGGGTGAGATGAATAATTTATTATATCAGGGAGTTGTGGAGAATCGAAATGACCCAATGAAACTTGGTCGTTGTCAGGTTCGTGTGGTTGGTGTTCATACTCAGAATAAGATCGATCTCAGGACAGATGATCTTCCCTGGGCTTACCCAATTCAGCCAATCACATCAGCTGCAATCAGCGGCATTGGTCACGCACCTGTTGGTCCAGTTCCTGGTACTTGGGTCATCATTATGTTTCGGGATGATGAACAGCAAGAACCTCTCATGCTTGGAACTATAGGTGGTATTCCTCAGTCTAAGCAGGCACAGATGTCCAACAGTAATAACTCCAATGTTATTGCAAATGATGGTGGTACACTGACTGATAGTAGTGGCACAACTATTACTACAAGTGATGGCACACCAATCACTGTGGGATCTGCTGAGTCTCAGTCAACTCCTGCTCCAACTGCTAAACCATCCGTAGATCTATCCAAGGTAGTTCCTGCCAGTATATTCCTCATACCAATTCCTATCATACCACCATCCGGATCCGGTGCCAATGTTATTACAGCAACCAGAAATATCTCCGGTATTATCTCGGCATGCGATAAGGTAGGACTGACCAGTAAATATGCCAAGTGTGCTATCCTTGGTATTGTTGGTGGTGAGACTAAGTGGGACACAGTTGAAGAAGGGTACAAGTACTCTGATCCAGTGAAACTTGCCAGGATTTTCAGTAAGACATTCAAGGGTGATCTAGAACTTGCCAAGAAATACTGCAACTGGACTGGATCTAGAAAGGACTTTTTCGATAAGATCTATGATCCGGCAGGTAATGGTGCCACAGTTGGTAACAAAGAACCCGGAGATGGTGGAAAGTATTATGGTCGGGGATTCAATCAATTGACCGGTAGACCAAACTATCTGGCAACAATGAAAGAGTTGAAAAAGAAGGGTATCGATCTGGATCTAATGGATAAACCAGAGTTGATGAATGATCCTACCACTGCTGCTCTGGCATGTGCTATATTCTACGTGCTTCGTTGTAAGCACGATATGAATGATCCTGGATACTTCACTGCTGCTTTGAAGGCAACCGGTAATAATGTGGGTGATGCCTATATCAAAAAGCAGAAGTTCTATGAGTATTTCCTGGGTCAATCGGCAACCGTTGAGTCTACCAATAAACCATCCACAGATTCCCAGAAGGAATATACACCCGAGGAGATTGCTGCTGCACCTGCTGCGTCACAGGCAGCATTATCCGAAGACCGCACCACAAATGAACTAATTGGATTCTGTGATCCCAATGGTAAATATCCACTCCGTGATCATATGAATGAACCGGATACCAACCGTATGGCACGGGGTATCACTAATTCCACTGCCATAGCATTCAAGGACGCATCTAGAACTACTCAGATTCCACGGGCACTTGGATCAGGCACTTGGGATCAACCACCCGCACCGTTTGGTGGTGTATATCCATATGCCAAGGTATTTGAGTCTGAGTCTGGACACGTGAATATGGTTGATGATAGTCCTGGTAATGAGACTGTCAGCACATTCCATAGGAAGGGCACTTACACTGAAGTTGATGCCAATGGTACTCAGGTGAATAAGATTGTCGGGGATAATTACATCATAATGGATCGCAATGGGTCTATCTATGTTTCTGGATCAACTCAGGTTACATTTGGTGGTTATGCCAATATCAATATCCTGGGTGTTGCAGATGTCGAGATAAATGGTAAGACGACTGTTCACGTCAATGATGATGTTGAGATAGGTATAGCAGGTGATTTGACCATGGCAGTTGGTGGTAAGTTTGATCTGCAGGTTGGTAAGGCATTCGATATAAAGACTGGTGTTGCACTTGGAATTGAATGGAAGGATGGTCTATCACTGAAGTCCAATGATCACGTATACTGGAAGGATAATGTATATTACGCCGAAGTTGATGTAAAGTTGAAAGGACCAGCACCGACACATATCACTGGCACCAAGGAATCACTTACATTTTTTGGTCACTATGATATCAATACATTCAATGTTGAATCCAGGACTGGGTCTAACTTCAGAACTGGCACTCATTTCAGTGTGGAGTCAACCACTAATTCCAGTATCAAGGCAGGTGGATCGATAAATGAAACAGCAGCAACAATGAATATTTCTGCTGATACCTACAATGAAACTGTGGGTAATAGCAATTATCGTTGGGAAAAGACTAAGCGCACGTATATTGGTGGCAACACATATGAACGCCATAATGGTGGGACAGATCACTCTTGCTCCACTGATCCATCAAGAACAGGTGCCAATAATTGTGGTAATGTTGCATCTGCTGCGATTGCTCCATTGGCACCATTCAGTAAGGTATCTCTATTGGTACCGGATAGACAACCAGCATTGGGTAGTGACGTTACTCCATTGGAAACACCGGAACGTAATCTTACCTCTGTGGCAGACTTTGAAACCTCTGATGAACAGCAAACACCGGAAGGTCAGATAGCAAGCAAGACTACAGATGCCAATACACCGCCAGGCATGAAAAGTGATCCAACCTACGGTGGCAATATAAATAATAGTGCATCACCAATTCCAGGGGGAGTTGTTTTTGTACCTGCTGCCGCATTGCTCTCTGATATAAGGTCCAGGACTGACTTTCCAAATACCTATAAGATTTCTAAGAATTTCACCATTGCCAACATGACTGGCGGGGAACCATTTCTTATACAGAAGCAACTACCCGGAAACGCATTTGGCAAGGCAAGGATACTCACTGTGGCACAGACAGTTGAGAATATGGCATATCTGGCAGAGAATGTACTTGAGGTAATCTACG